TTTTTAAATCATCTGATTTTTCAAATTTAAAATAATCTTTTGGCTTATCTAAGTTCCATCTGAAGACATCATATTTTAAAACGTCTGGTGAATGAGTTTCTATTTCCGATTGCCAGTTAGTATAAACTGATTTAGGGGCTATGATTAATGACGCAGTTATTTTTCTTTGAAAATATAACCAAGCCATATTATCGATTGTAACTTTTGTTTTACCTGTACCCATCTCCATAAAGTAAGCATATTCAGTTTTATCTGCTGAATTTTTTAATGCTACTCTTTGGTGTTCGTACGGCTCTGTCTTATACGGGTATTTCCACATCTGAAAACTTTTTATATTTTTTTGTTGCAAGCGTCAAATAAATATTTATAAGGCGATTAAGGAGGAAAAATGGATATAGAACAATTGTCAAAAATTGACATTAGCACAGATAGTGTCAATTCGATAACTCAAAAATGTAACGAACTTCAAAAGCTGCAAGCAGAAGCTGAACAGCTTGAAGAAAAACTTTCTTCTTTAAAATCTAAAGCTAGAGATTATGAAGAGAGAATAATACCTGAAATGATGCAAGAGGCAGGTGTGTCTAAGCTTGAATTAAAAGATGGTACTAAGGTTGAAGTAAAACCTTTTTACGCAGCTAAGATACCTGAGTCTAGAGTTGAGGAGGCTTTCAGTTGGTTGAGAACTAATGGTCATGAAGACTTAATAAAAAATACTATTACAACTCAATTTGATAAAGGCCAAGACAATCAAGTATCAGAACTCATAAGTGTTTGTGAGAAATTTGGATTTAACTACAATCAAAAACAAAAAGTTGAACCAATGACTCTAAAAGCATTCGTAAGGGATCAAGTCGAAAATGGAAAAGAACTACCATTCGACATGTTTGGAGTGTATATTGCTAACAAGACTAAGATAACAAATAAGGAGAAATAACAAATGATAGTAAAAGACGAACAACGAAAGACTAAAGACGTAGAAGTGATGGCTAAAAAAGGAGGAGCATTAGCAACAGTTGATTTAGAAAGCTTTGCTGATGAAGGGTTTGAAAATGTAGACTCGAAGAGTGTTGCATTACCATTCCTAAAAGTCCTTGGACAGTTATCACCACAAGTAACACAAGGTGATAGTCAATTCATGGAAGAAGCTAGACCTGGAATGATTTTTAATACTGTTACAAACCAACTATATAATGGTGCAGCAGGTATTACAGTTATTCCATGTTATTATAAGCTTGAGTACATTGAATGGAGAGATAGAGATAAGGGAGCAGTAGCGCCTGTAAATGTCTATCCTGCGACTTCAGACATAATGTCAAAAACAACTAGAGGCGATGATGGTAAAGACAGACTCGACAATGGTAATTATATTGAAGAGACTGCTTCTCATTACGTTTTAGTTTGTGAAGAAGGTGCACAATCAACAGCACTTGTGACTATGAAATCCACTCAAAGAAAAAAATCTAAGAAGTGGAATTCTATGATGATGTCTTTAAGACAAAAGAAAAAAGATGGTTCTGGTTTCTTTAAACCTGCACCATTTACGCAGCAATACAGGATGAAAACTGTATTAGAAAAGAATCAGTTAGGTTCTTGGTATGGTTGGGAGATTGAACACATTGGCCCTGTGGCTGATGCCTCGATCTTAAATGCTGCACACGGCTTTTATGAAACTTGTAAAAAAGGATCAGTAAAAGTTAGTCATGGAAACGAAGAGAGCACAGAAAAAACTCCATTCTAATCTATGGACATACTTGACAAAACCTTGGAAGAGTTTGTAGAACTCTTCCAGGGCTCTTCTACATATTTTGGTGCTAGTGTTCCATTAGGTCAAAAACGTGACCGTGATGGAAAACAAGAATTCAGACATTGGGTTGAACCTAATCCAATGACCAAGGAACATTGGTTACAACATTTAAAAGGAGAAGCTTACTATGGATCAGTTCCCATTAGAGATGATAATACATGCTCTTGGGGGGTCATCGATGTTGATCGTTATAATATACAGCATAAGGAAGTTATATCGATTATACGGAAAAGGAAATACCCATTAGTACCATTTAGATCAAAATCTAATGGTATGCATTTAATATTATTCATTGATGGTGTTGTTGCAGCATCAGAAATGAGAAAAAAATTAATTGAGATTGCATCTGACTTAGGTGTTAACGACACCACCACAGACATATATCCTGCACAAGATGAAGTAGATTTAACTCCTGAAGATTGGAATAAAAAAAGAAAAGGTAACTTTGTAAACCTACCTTATCAAAAAGCTCACATGACTACCAGAGTTGCAATGGACAACGAGGGTAACTCAGTAAAATTAGAAAACTTATTTAAGTTTGTATCCGAATATAGAATCAATCCAAAAGAATTTAAAAAATTAAAAGTGTTTCAAGATGATGAAACAAAAGATTACCCACCCTGTGTAATTAATTTTATGAAAAATAAAGTTAAAAAAGGTGAAGGTAGAAATGATGCAATGTTTAATGTTGCAGTGTTAGCTAAAAAAATAAATCCAGATCCAGTTATGTATCAAGATTGGACTAGAAAAATGATGAATAAAGTTTGTACTGAAGAGTTACATCCTAAAGAATTAGAAAATATATTTAAAGGTGTTGAGAATAAAGAATATGCATATAAGTGTAAAACATCAATCGCAAGAATGCATTGTTCGTCAAGCACTTGTTTAAGACGTAAACATGGTATTGGTAACAACGAAGCTTTGCCTGAAGTCGGTAAATTATTAAAAGTAAATTCATACCCAGAGCCTTATTGGATACTTCCTATCCAAGGTAAATCAATTCGATTATCAACTAAACAACTCTATCAGCAGCAACTACTTGGAGAACAATTATTAAATTATGATATTGTATGGAGAACACTTAAACCAAGTAAAAGGGATCCAGATCCATACAGAGATTGGTTAGAAGAATTGATTGCAAACAAACAAGACATGGAAGGATTTGATGCACATGAGGAACAATCTGATGTATTTAATTCTAGAATGTCTAGATTCTTAGAAGATGTTGAGGATACTACTGAGTTTGATCAAATAGATAATGGTAATATTTGGAAAGATGATGTTGAAATGAGATTCAAATTAGAAACCTTTAAAAACTTTATGAAAAAAATGGGTTACAATTGGAATGAAAAAGAGTGTACTAAATTTTTAGAATCTGGTGGAGCTAAACCTAAAAAGAAATTTCAAAGTATTGATAGCAGACACTGGCTTGTAGAACTACCTAAACAAACCGAACATAAAAATAAAGATGTCAAATTCGTTAAAGCAAAAGCTGCATGGGAAGACAATTAAGATCTTTGGACCACCAGGCACAGGAAAAACAGAAAATTTACTCAAGCGTGTGCAGCGCTATTTTAAACAAGGATATTCTCCCGATGAGATCTGTTATATATCGTTTACCAACAAAGCAGTTGATGAATGTGTTGCGAGGGTTAGGAAAAGATTCAAAGAATATGACGAAGACGATTTTAAATATTTTAGAACCTTACATTCTTTGGCACGACAACAGTTTGCTGAGATTCCCGTTCTAGATCCCAAGGTCGATATGCTGATGTTTCATACACAGTATGGAACGATCAAAGTTAATTTCAAAGAAGGCCATGACGAACAAAAAGTTTATAACAATTGGTCTCTACAAATATATGATAGAGCTAGAAACATGAAAGTTGATCCTGTGTGGTTATATAAACAGCAGCCAAGAAAAGCGGTGAGGTTGCAGCAATTCAAATCTATTATTGCAGGTTACGAAGAATTTAAAACAATGGAACTGGAGAACGGACACCGGACAGCGGACAGATTAGATTTTACAGACATGGTACAAAAGTTTATTGATGATGGAGTATCGATACCTTTTAAAGTATTAATGGTTGATGAAGCTCAAGATTTAACACCACTACAATGGGACTTGGTTGTGAAGTTAGCTCAAGCAGTTGAACGAGTATATATTGCAGGAGATGATGACCAGGCGATCTATGAATGGAATGGAGCAGAGGTAGAACACTTTCAAACGTTCCCAGGAAGAAAATTAATTTTAAAAAAATCTGTAAGGTTAAATAAAAATATACATTTCTTTTCCAAATGTATTTTAAATTCTATGGGAGACAATCGAGTAGAAAAAGAATTTTATTCTAATGGTAAAGATGGGGCCATTTACAGATGGAATGGCTTAAAGAAAGTGCCTTGGGATATGGATGGATCTTGGATGGTATTGGCTAGAATTAATGATGTTAAGAGAGAGCTGCAGCAAGAGGCACGTAATTTATCATTGTATTATCAAGATGTTAAGGGAAATAAGTCTTTTGATCCGAATCAGTTTGCGGCTATTCAACATTGGAATAAAATATGTGAGGGTGGAAGTATTACTAGAGACGAAGCTACAGTTATGTATGAATATTTATTAAACATAGACCACGGCTACCGGTCAGCGGAAAGTAAAAAATGGAGCTTTGCTCACCCGAATCAAGTATTTAATTTTGATGAATTACATCTTAGATGTGGTATGAGAGATGAACGAGGTGAATGGGAAGATGTATTTAAAAGAAAGTTTAAAGAAAAAGATAAACAATATTTTAAAAAACTTATGAAAGAAGGTGTAGACTTATCACAACCACCAAAAATAATTATAGATACAATACACCAAGTCAAAGGTGGAGAGGCAGATAATGTTGTGCTTGCGAGCAAATGTAATTTTCCATCACATTACGACAAAAAGAATTTGCAGGATAAAGTAAAAGAACTGAGGGTTTGGTATACAGGTGCAACTAGATCCAAAGGAACGCTGCATTTATTAGGCACCAATCATCAATACAATTTTCCATTAGGAAAATATTACAAACTATATGAGGCTAACTATGTCAGATAAAGATATGTTTGATGAAGTGTTCCCACAGAATAAACAGATTGGCGGGAATCATTACAAACAGTTTACGATTCAACCTTGGGAATTTATTAGAGTAAATAAATTAAATCCATTGCAAGCAAATATAATTAAATATGTTTGTAGGTATTTGGATAAAGGTAAACCCTTTGAAGATTTAGAAAAAATAAAACACTATTGTGATTTAGAAATAAAACATTTAAGAGATACAGATGCCAAAATCGAGAACGATAAAAAAAGAAATAAAAGTAGATAAAGTTAAATTTACTTTAGAGATATATCCTGCAAGAGAAGGATGTTCAGGCACTGAGGGTCCTTTTTGGGAAATATTTCCTGAAAATTATCATGCTGCCTTATATGCATTTAGTAACAAACAAAAATTAAATGACTATATTGAAAAAAAATACATCACCGAAATGCTGTGAGTGTGAAAAAGTTGCGGTTGTAATTGATGAAAAAAAATACTATTGTGCGTTGCATTACTGTTATAAATATAAAATATCTACGTTGAAAAAACAATGACACATCAACTTAATTTTATTTACAACGACTCTGATTGGGTATGTCCTTCTGAATATCCTGATTTATCTCAAGCAAAAGAAATTGCAATTGACTTAGAGACTAAAGATCCAAACATGAAAACAAAAGGTACAGGTTGGGCTACCTTTGATGGTCACATCGTAGGATTTGCAGTAGCTGCATTTGATCAACAATGGTACTTTCCAATTGCTCATGATGCAGGTGGTAATATGGATTTATCTGTAACAACTGCTTGGATGCAAGATGTTTTAAATACTCCATCTACAAAAATATTTCATAATGCAAGTTATGATGTAGGTTGGTTATTGGCAAATGGTTTTAATATAAAAGGTAAAATTGTGGATACCATGATTGCTGCAGCTCTAATTAATGAAAACAGATTTAGTTTTAGTTTGAATGCCTGTGCTAAAGATTATTTAGGTGAATTAAAAAATGAAACATTCTTAAATGAAAAAGCAAAAGAGTGGGGTATAGATCCTAAAGCAGATTTATGGAAACTGCCTGCAGGTTATGTAGGCTTTTATGCTGAACAAGATGCAGCGCTTACATTAAAACTTTGGCAAAGATTTAAAACAGAAATAACTAAACAGAATTTACATGATGTTTGGGATATGGAGATGGAGCTCCTGCCTATATTAATTGATACGAGAAGAAGAGGAATAAGAGTTGATATTGAAAAAGCTCATCTATTAAAGAAAGAATTTAAATCTAAAGAGAAAGAGGTCTTACATAAAATTAAAAAAGAAACGACTATTGATGTAGATATTTGGGCAGCAAGAAGTGTAGCTCAAGCTTTTGACAGAATAGGTATTGAATACCCACGGACACCGAAAAGCGAAGAGCCAAGCTTTACACAGAACTGGCTAGTAAACTGTGATAACCCGATAGCGCAACTAATAAGACAAGCAAGAGAAATAAATAAATTTCATTCAACATTCATAGACTCCATTTTAAGATATACCCACAAAGGTAGAATTCATTCTGAAATTAATCAATTGCGTTCTGACCAAGGTGGAACTGTATCAGGACGTTTATCATATTCGAACCCTAACCTTCAACAAATTCCTGCAAGAAATAAGGAGATGGGTGATAAAATTAGAAGCTTGTTCTTACCTGAAGAAGGTAAACAATGGGGTAGTTTTGACTACTCTCAACAGGAGCCTAGGCTTGTTGCA